AATTGGGATCGTATCTTTGGAAAAAAGGATATCGTTAATGATCAATTATCACATGAGGGTAAAGGGTTTGATATCATTAATGATATCATCTCAGACGACCTTATTGAACGTATAAACAACAGAAAAGAAGAACTCTACCCTGTACGAGCATCCACACATAAGAAGCAATACGCAGAAGCAGAGGCATGTAAGAAACTGTTTGGCATTGCTGTATGGTGGAGTCAACTTACAAATGATTGGGACGAAGTACAAGAGATACATGAACTTATCTATCCTGAAATTAGCAAACATTTAGATGATGCAGTATTCTATGCAAGTGATATCGTAACAATAAATGGACCAAGCAGATGGGTAGGTCCTCACATAGATACACCACATAGATTTGAGAAATATAACAAAAGAGAAAACAATGATATCTGTGGCATACAAGTTATCATTCCACTTGATGACTTAAACAAAGACACAGGAGCAACTGGAGTTATACCGTTCAGTCATCAACAAGATTGGAATATACAAGATTGCTATGAAGGAGTACATGATGAATACTTCTTAGAAAACGCAGAACAATATGACATGCCCAAAGGTAGTATTCTGTTTTACAATACTCGTTTGATGCATTCTACTATGCCATTGCATTTACCCAAAAAACGTTCCATTCTATTGATTAATTACCTCAGAAGTGATATAATAGTAGAAATAAGAAACGAAGATAACGTGTGGAGTTCTAATGGCAAATGATGTAATGATAGATATGGAGACTTTGAGTACAAATCCTGATTGTGTTATACTAACAATCGGTGCTGTTCGTTTTGATCCTATGGGTACTGGAGTTGTAGAAAAACTAGAACTACGTCCTGAGATAGATTCTCAGACAGAAGAATTCGATAGACATATAAATCCAGATACACTAAGGTGGTGGGGAGAACAAAGTGAAGATGCAATTAATGAAGCAATGGGCGACAACGATAGAATCCCGTTTAAAGATGCTATGGATAAACTGTACAAATTTTGTTGGAACCGCAGAGCAGTTTGGTCTAATGGTGCTGGTTTTGATATTGTTGTGGCAGAGAATGCTTTTAGACAGTTAGAGAGTCCGATACCCTGGCCTTTCTACACTATCAGAGACACAAGAACAATATATGATCTTTGTAATGTATCTCTTAAAGATGGTCAAGCAGTAACGTCTCACAAGGCTGTAGAAGACGCAGAGCACCAAGCAATAGTTGTACAACGTGCATATCAAAAACTTAAACAAGCAGGACTTAAATGAGTATTCAGTCAGATATTGACATAGACTTCGGAGACAGAAGTAAACTACTTAAATTAATCAGACACATTCCTGCGGCAATGCGTGAACAAGAGCCAATGAAGAAGCATCCTACTGGGGTATACATTACAGATGTCCCCTACGATCCTGTGAATGATATGTGTAACTTAGATTACAAAGAAGCAGATGAACGAGGGTACTTCAAGTTAGACTTGTTGAATGTCAACATCTATAAGGCAGTAAAAGACGAACTACATTTAATTAGTCTTATGACAGAGCCTAACTGGGAACGATTAAAAGAAAGAAATTTTGTATCTGTGTTATTGCATTTAAACAAACAGTTTGATATAATGCAAAAGATGCCTGAACCTATTAACAGCATTCCAAGACTAGCAATGTTCTTGGCTATTATTCGTCCAGCAAAAAGAAATCTTATTGGGCAGACATGGAAAGAAATAAATAAAACTGTGTGGATCGATAACAATACTGGTTACACATTTAAGAAATCACATGCTGTGGCATATGCACAGTTAGTTGTAGTACATATGAATTTATTAGAGGAACAAGATGAGTCAATATGATGCAGTCGTGGAGAGACAAAGACAAATGATAGAAGCAGAAAAATGGTCAACGGGTGTTAAAGCAGTTCATGCACATTCGTTTACTACAATGTGGTATGAAACTAACCCAGACAGAACAGGTGATGATTTACGTGTACTAGACACTGAATTTAATGATGGCACAATTGAAAGAAAATATCTTGTGTCAGGTGAAATAGAAATGATCGGAACTAAATTAACTGGTCAAGACTTACTTGACGAATACACCAGAAGAAAATAATGGAAGACCTAACACTAACACTACTGCCAGAAAATGATCCTAAATTAAAGGAACCTTGTGAACCATGGGACTTTAAACTTGACGGTGACCCAACTGCTTTAATCAAAGCAATGACTAAAGTCATGTTTAATCCTAATCATCCTGGTATAGGTCTTGCGGCACCACAGTGTGGCGTAATGAAAAATGTATTCATCATGGGTACAGATGAAAAGTTAATGGCTTTTATTAATCCACAAGTAGATGAACTCAAAGGAGAGAAAGAATTATTCTTAGAAGGTTGTTTGAGTTATCCTGAACTTTGGTTACATGTTCCTAGACATCCTGAATGTGTTGTATCATATCATCAGATTGACGGAGAAGTCATTAAAGAAAAACATTTAGACGGTATTCAAGCACGTGTGTTCTTACATGAGTTTGATCATTTGCTAGGCGTAACGTTTGAACAACGTGTACAAAGTCAACTTAGTTTAGAATTGGCTAAGAAACGTAGAGCAAAGAAGAAACGTCAAATTGCTAAGATGGCTAAAAGACTTAGTAAGGTCTCTTCACCAACGTAATAGATTTACGTTTAACTCTTTTCTTTTGAAAGTCAGTCATTGATACAATAGGCCCATGCAGTAATGTTAATGACTTGTTGTTGAATGTTCTTAAGAAAGGCTTAAACATTGCCCACTCTGCTTTTAAAAACAAATGAATAGGTATTTGACGATTCGATTCCCACCACCAAACATCTCCTAACTCTAAAAATTTCATACGTTTGTCTGCATCAACTATTGCACCGTAATCATATATAGTTGTCACAAGATCATCACGGTTCTGAACAATGCCTACGAAGTCTTGGCCCGCATATTGTAGCACCGAAATAAAAGGGTGTGTCTCTGTGAGTTTTACGAAAAAGTCGATTGGTTTCTTTGAATCTGTCATATCTGTAAAGTATTTAGTAGCCTCAGAAATATGGTCAAATTTCTTGGTAAAGACACGTAGAGATAAATATATTCTATAGGAGATTAAAATTTGTGTCTTACACTACATCAGTATATACATATACAGTCAGACAAGTCGTTGTGGTTTTGTCAGGCACAAGCCCGAGGAAATATATGCCAGTTTATTCAAAACCATTAACGTTAAATAAGGGCGTTAACAATCAATTGCAGTTTCAGTTTCTGAATCAGGAACAGAAGCCTGTAGACTTATCATCGATAGCGGCTAATAATCAGCAGATATCATTTAGAGCCCTTAACTCAGATGGTACCGAAATCCTTTTCAGAAAGGCATTGACACCGGTGTTTGATGTCAATGGTATTTTTCAGTTAGATACAACATCTGCTGAAATTGAAAACATTGAATCACAAAAATGCTATTACTCATTAGAATGGCCAAGTGGTAATCTTAACTTACCAGTCTTTGTAGATTCTAAAGCAGGAGCAAGAGGCGACTTAAATATTGTTGACTCTATCTTACCTGAATTTGTTCCTTCTCAGACAGTTACAATACCTTCTGATCAAACATTCCCCTCAAATACTGCGAATGCAAATTCAGAGTCAGTAACTTATTATTCAAGTATCATTGATACGCAAATGTCACCTATCTTAACTACATCAATCGATTACAAAGATTACGTGGGCAATGTAACTATACAAGGTTCTACTCTTGTTGATTCAGGCTTTTATGATATCAATTCATATAGATATGGTAATGCCGCAAATGGTGTTAGTGAGTCTGGAACACTCGGTTATACTGTCAATGGTTATCATCCGTTCATCAAACTTAAGTTTGAATCAAATGTGGGTAACATAGTTACTGTTTTGGCTAGATAAGTTACCCTGTTTACTTGTTTTAACACTCTCTTTCGTATATAATATCAGATATGTTTGATATACTTACGGTTATCCCTGGCAAAAAGAAGCAGACGCAAAGTGGCTGGACGTCATTTAATGCTCCTTGTTGTCAGCACAATGGACACAACCCTGACAAAAGAATGCGTGGTGGTGTCAAAGCAGACGGTGATGATTGGAACTATCATTGTTTCAACTGTGGCTTTAAGTGCGGCTTTAAATTAGGTAGAGCAATCAGTAGAAGAACTCGTTCATTCTTATCATGGTGTAACATGCCAGATACAGATATTAACAAGTGGTCATTACATTCAATTCAACATAAAGATTTGCTAGATTCTATTCTGCATAAAAAGAAACAAAACAAGTTACCTAAGTTTAAAGAACAAGAAATGCCAGAAGGAGAATTAATTTACACTGCAAACAAAGATCATCAAGTGTATATTGATTACTTAAACAACAGAGGATTACAACACAACGATTATCCTTTTATGGTTAATCCTAATGCAGAGGGTAGACAAGCACAGGGTATTGTTATCCCATATACATATGAAAACAAAGTAGTTGGTAGTACAATTAGATTCATGGATGATAGAAATCCTAAGTTCATCAATGATCAACAGCCGGGATATGTGTTTGGTACAGACTTACAAAAAGATGAGTGGGAAGTTGTCTTAGTGTTTGAAGGTATCTTTGATGCAATATCTATGAATGGATTAGCATTAACACATGATACGATTAATGACAATCAAGTTGCTGTAATTAACAAATTGGGTAAACGTGTTATCGTTGTTCCTGATCAGGATCAAACAGGATTAGGTATATGCGAAAGAGCATTAGAACTAGGTTATGATGTGTCTTTACCTAATTGGTCAGACGATATTAAAGATGCAAATGATGCTGTAATTAAATATGGTCGTCTGAATACATTACTAAGTATATTAGACTCTGCTACAAACAGTAAAATAAAAGTAGAAGTTATGAGGAATAAAATTGCTAAAAGAATTTAACGTAGAAGTACAAGAATTGTTCTTACGAATGATGGTAACAAACGCAGAGTTGTTTGTTAGGGTTGCGAACATCTTTAACTCAGAAAACTTTGATAGAAGATTACGACCTGTTGCAGAATTTATGAGAGAGCATTCAGATTCTTATAAGATTCTTCCTGACCCAACACAAATCAAAGCAACAACAGGAGAAACAATCGATGTTGTTGACGGCATGGATGACGGTCATTATGAATGGTTCATGTCTGAGTTTGAATCATTTACTCGTAGACAAGAATTAGAAAGAGCAATCATGTCTTCAGCAGACTTGTTAGAGAAAGGTGACTATGATCCTGTCGAAAAGTTAATCAAAGATGCTGTACAAATATCATTACAAAGAGACTTAGGTATCGATTACTTTGAAGATCCTAGGGCTCGTCTTATGCATCTCAAATCTAGTAATGGTCAAGCATCTACAGGCTGGCCTTGTTTAGATCAAAAACTCTATGGTGGTTTTAACAAAGGTGAATTGCAAATCTTTGCAGGGGGTTCGGGTTCAGGTAAATCATTGTTCATGCAAAATCTATCTGTCAACTGGGTAGAGCAAGGCTTATCAGGTATATACATTACATTAGAGTTAAGTGAAGAACTATCAGCAATGCGTATCGATTCTATGTTAACTGATACTAAGGCTAAAGAAGTGTTTAGAGATTTAGATAATGTTGAAATGAAAGTTAAGATGAAGCAAAAAGCATCTGGTAACTTTCAAATTAAATACATGCCGGCACAGTCTACAGTCAATGATTTGAGAGCATACACAAGAGAATTGCAAATACAAACAGGCAAGAAACTAGACTTTATGTGTGTTGACTATTTGGATTTGTTAATGCCTGTAAGTGCTAAAGTAAGTCCTAGTGACTTGTTTGTCAAAGACAAGTATGTATCAGAAGAATTGCGTAACTTGGCAAAAGAATTAGATATAGTCTTTGTAACTGCATCACAGTTAAACAGAAGTGCTGTCGAAGAAATAGAATTTGATCACAGTCATATCTCAGGTGGTATCAGTAAGATCAACACAGCAGACAATGTGTTCGGTATCTTTACATCACGTAGCATGAGAGAACGCGGGCAGTATCAGATTCAGTTGATGAAGACAAGATCAAGTTCTGGTGTAGGACAAAAGATTGAATTAGCATTTGATATTGAAACACTACGTATCACAGACCCAGGTACTAGTTCCCCAACACATGATTCATCACAACCATCTGCACAGTCAATCATGGACAAATTTAAAACAACATCACAAGTAGGAGTAACAGATCAAATCGTAGATGCTCAAGTTGAACCTGAACAAAAGAAAGTGACAGGTGATGTTCAAAGCACTAAACTCAAGTCTTTACTTAATACTCTTAAAGACAAATAATATCCAAAATGGTCATGGTAGACTAAATAGTAGTAAGGAATTACACTTATGCAAAAGAAAACTAAAAGCCTCTTAGAAGAATTAGAAAATTTCGGCTCCAACCGAGATATTCCGCACATTGTCGAGTCTCGTGGCAATAATATCATTACTAGTGCTGTAAATTTAATTGAGTTTATTCAACGTAACTACGATGATGTTCAGGCTGAACAACTAGAAAAGAAATTGCTAAGTGCTATCCGAGGAAGAGACAAGAATCGTTTTTCAAAAACGATTAAAAAATTTAACGGATAAACATATAGATGAAATTCGATGATGTAATTGTAAAAGAAGGATTAGCAGACTGGATGTTTGGTGACAAAGCCAAACGAGGCAAGTCTGTTGGTGGAACAGGTGGACCAACTGTTAAGCAACCTACGATAGGTATCGGTGGTGGTCTAACTAGACAAGATAAATTAGCATACAAATTGTTTGTCCAAGACTTTATGAGTGATATCTTAAGCACAATCGACTCAGGAGTCAAATCTGGATTAATCAATCCACCATTAGGTGCCCCAACAGGCAACTCAGATCCTGAAGCAGAACCTCAAGGTGCAGAGTTAGATTCTAACGTTAACTATGATGAACCTGCATATAAGAGACAAGGCAAAGATATTCAATATGAGAATATGAGTAACATCTTAGAAAGCATCATTGAAAATACAGATGTAGAACAAGCAGGTGGTAGAGAATTCCACGTTTTTATCAGAGACTGGTTAGGACAGTGGATGCAGAATGTAGACTATACAAAAAGTAAAGATGTATTGTACAACATTATCAATAACCTTGAACAGTCTTACAACAATTCAAAGAATCCACAGAGACCAAACATAGATAGAACTATCTTACAACAGTTAGCCGACGGCGCTTGGGCGGCAACTTCTACAGTGGGTGTTACACCCGTAGGAGCAAAGAATGCACCGGGTGCAAAAACCATAGAAAAATCAGTACAAGCAAAGGGTGCAAAAAAACCTGAACTAAAATCAAAAGAAACTGATAACAATCAAGTAAGGGTCAATGATGCAAATGTAGTCCAAAATATACCTGTTGGAGTAACAATTAAAGATGCAGGTGGAAAAGAAACCTCTTATAACGGAAAACAGTGGGTTAATTCTACTGGTACGGTGTTACCAAAAGGAATGCAAGAGAAGTATTCAAAAATGTATTTCATGGATCCTAAACCTTTCTATAGTCCAGAGGCTCCAGCACAAGACCTGTCAAAACTCAAAGAATCTAAAACTCAATCAGCAATTAGAGCAGAAAAAATCGCATTATTAAAGACGAGGTAACAATGAACCTCAGTGAATCAATCTCTAATACATTACGTACATTAGAAAAAATAAATCTAGTAGAAGCAAAAGGTCACTTAGACCACCCAGAAGACCTTGTGTTCTTAGGTGATGTCGAAGGAGCCAGACAAGCAATCAGTGCAATGGAAAAAACTATTGCAACACCCGGTACAATTACAATTAAGTGGGACGGTTACCCTGCTCTTATATTTGGACGTGATCAGAAAGGTAGATTTTCTATCATGGATAAGCACATGTTCAATAAAAAAGACGGTACAGGAAGACAAGTCTTTTCACCACAAGAATTCAGACAGTATGATAAAAACAGAGGTGTTGATCGAGGAGACTTGTACAACATCATTGATAGTATTTGGGACGGATTAGACAAAGCAGATAGAGGAACATTAGGTTACTATTGGGGAGACTTATTGTTTGCTAAACCTTTACAAGACCAAGACGGTTACTACTCATTTAAAATGAACCCAAACGGTATCGCATACAAAGTAAAAGCAGACAGTGAAGTTGGATACATGCTAAATGGTAAAACTGCAGGTATAGGTGTACATACATTTATTCCAGTCAATGCAGAAACAACAGATGAGTCATCATCACTAGACGGTACAATTGGTAACTTACATAACAATAGTGATGTAGCAATCGTACCTAGCAAGATGCCAATCACACCAAAGATAAAGATGCCTACTAAGTTAAAGTCACAAGCAGAAACAGCAATTGCACAGCATGGTGATGATGTAAGAATTCTTATGAACTCAGCACCGCAGGCACGTAACGCATTTAACTCTTTGTTCACTGTATTCATCAACAAAAAGATTGTATCAAAAGACTTATCAAACTTGTATAATGATTTTATACAATTTGTAGAGCAACGTCCAATGACAGACTCAATGAGACAAAAGATTACTAATCATTTCAATACACACAAAGAGGGTGTAATAGGTGCATTTCAGATTTGGATAGCATTATACAATCTAAAACAAAACCTCGTAGATCAATTAGACAAAGCCGCAGAGTCTAGTCCTGTTAAAGGATACTTAGATGATGGCAGTGAAACACATGAAGGGTTCGTTGCTAACGGACTTAAGTTTGTCAATCGAATGGGCTTTTCTGCTCAAAATCTAGCCGCAAAGTAATATATCACCGCATTTTTCTCACAAAGGACTAAATATTAGTATGAACCTCATGGTGAGGGACAACAAACTACAGGGCTCGGAACGAGTCTTTTAAAAAGGAATAGAAAAATGGCACAATTTACAAGAGCAAATGGTGACTTTTATCCAGTATTACGTTTAGACGCAACTGGATACAGCAACCCAGGAGTAAACGCAGTTTCTTCAGGTGCAACAGTACAACCACAAGGACCTAAGTTAGACTTCTTTGATATCGAATTAGCAGATATCGCGGCAAACACAACATTAGCAAACATCTCTATGTTAACAATTCAGCAAAAAGCAATTGTTTACATCTATGAGTTCACTAATGATGCAACAGATAACTTAGCAATCGCAGTATATCCTACTGGCGCTTGGGACACAACTACTTTGGCTTCAGCAATCGATGCGGCTACAGGTGGAACGTCTACAGTTACTGCTTCAGCAACATTCACTAACTAAGAAATTAGTTAAAGAATTAAAAAGCCTCTTTTATTAGAGGCTTTTTTTTGGCTACTAAATAGTAGTATGAAGACCATAACTTGTTACACATTGTTTGACATTACTCATACTAATGTACTCAACAGATCAAAGCCTGTTGGAGACAATCATCAGTTATGGCAAGTTCAAAGAAATTCACAAGCAAACTTTGACACTATTTTACAGTGTATAAGTTTACGAGGCAACCCAGAAATACTACATTACCCTCACAGAATACAAGACAATACAAACTCAAACATATTCGGCTTTCTAGTCGATCAATCAGATTTTCATTATTGGAAGTTTGATTTTAAAGTACAGAACAATTCAGTTTTTGATGACAACTTAGAGTCTTTGGGCTATCTTATAAAAGATTGCCATGAGATACCTATGATTAAATGCGGCACGGAAAGTGTAGACTTGCCGAACTTTTTAGATACTACACCTGAATTAAATAACATATACTTTATGGAGAATGTATGAAAAAGAAGACTAATGTAGCGGATGCTCATAACAAAATCAAGCAGATGTTCAAAGCAGAAATGATTAAAGAATTAAAAAATCTTTATATCAGTAATGATAACAATGGCATTAAAGCATTTGGTAAATTCAGAATACGTAACTCAAAAACTACAGGATTGTATGATGTCACTGAACATAATTGGGACGAGAGACACGAATTCCTTAATGCTAAACATGCAATGGCGTACTGTGTATTTCAACATAACCGTGAAGGAGACAGAGCAGGTAAGATTTATAAATTAGATGGTGCACTAGCATCTATCAATTTAGATATTGCTGTTCACACTCGTGGCTACAAAAACAAAACTAAAGATTTAGATTATAGACTCATTCAACTGACTAAGTTACAACATGATTTGAACCGTAAGAAACAAATTGTACAAACCTTAGAAGGACTCATAAATACATCTAAAGAACAACAACGTAGAATCTTTGAAGAACACAAGAAGAACCGGTACAAAAGATCCAGAAATTCTGCGGAACAAGATAAATACATTATATCTACGACAGATTACTAGGAATTTAATATGAAACTTAATGATTTAAACAAGCAAGAAGTTGCAGTCAGGGCTTTAAAAGAAAACTTTGAAGTAAACTTGAATGTAAAAGGCTTAAACAAAATACAAACACAAACTATGCATAACAAAGTAAAAGGATTGATTGCGGAAGCAAAAGAGTCTAAAAACTTTGGAGCAGAGTATCCATCATACATGAAATTAGTATTTATGGAACAAGCATTAAGTGAGCATTACAAAGTTGCTCCTTCTGCACCAAGAACTAAAGTGATTACTGAAAACGAAGAAGTTAACAGATCACAAGTTATTTTGGCCGCACAAGACATGGTAGATTCAGTACAAAAAATGCTAGAAGAAATCTCAGACATGATGGTCAAAGAGATGCCAGCATTAGTTGACTCTGTTCAAACAGAAATTGGTGTTAACGAAGCACA